GGCCAACTAAGCACTTAAAGACGTCGTCACGGGAGTGAATTCCTCTCGTGTGTTTCGGGACTGGATACTTCTCAGCTTTTCCAAACCCCTTCACCTTACGATACTTCGGGTTTCTAGGGTCGTCTGTTTTTGCCCACACCTGGCGCAATTCCTCCTTGCGCCACTCGGGGTAGTGGGTCTTTGAAAGCCAGGTCTTCACGGTCAGGTCTGCGTCCGGGCTGAGGGGCGCGTATGTTGCACTGACGTACTCACAGACAAACTGCCGAAACTCACCCAGTAGAACGTTATCTATGCTAGGTAGTTTTGAGGCAATTCGCTTGGTAGCACCCGCGATAGTCGTGTCGGTATGGCCCAAGTCAGGGTGTGGCATCACCACTCCCTCTACGTGGGGACCTAGGCTGACGGACATAATTGGGCGTACACTAGGGTCTGAGGGCTTCCCAGGACTTACCTCGAATTCAGCAGTGGGCTGTAAATCCAAGGCAACTTCAGTATACCTATATCCGTACAATACCGTACGACGACGTGCTTCTAACACGGGCGAAGGCCGAAACCCATTTCTTCGAACGCATCCTTGGACTGTCGCCATAGGGCTAGGGCAACAACAACAGTATCCAATGCAATGTTCGATCCTCGGAAAGGCGAGTAGCGGTCAATGTTAACGCCTTGGCAGGTCGCCACGGCATTCATGATCTTAAACTTGGCAGTGTCATAGTCCATCAAAGGGTCCTGGTACTTTGTCGTAGACAACTGCGCAAGCAATTCCGCAGAAATGAGTGCTGTCCCCTGCACGGTCAAGCTAGAATACTCGACCCAGCAGTACAGGGGATTGGCGTGCTTCATGTCCTGAAGGGCATTGACATCGGCACGCAGGTCGGGGTAGTCCTCGCGGTCGGCCCACCTGAGAAAGCGGACACGATACGTTGAGAAAACGCGCCAGATACACCTCCGATCGAGGTATACAAGGACCCACCAAATGCAGAGGGCCGCTGACGCGACGAGGACAAGACGGTGGGACCACATCGGGCAAGTGATCGGGATCCACCTAAGGACAGTCTGTGGAGCCATATTCACCCAGCTGACTATGCTGGTAAGCTCTTCATACCTGGGGTAGTACAGGTTTCCTCCAACGGCCGCCCAAGCGGTCATGAGGACATGGACAATTGAGACCAGAAC